GGGACTCGATCTCCTTGCGGAACTGCGTGACGGCGCCGTTCAGCCCCTTCATCCGGGTTTCCATGGACGCCTGGGCGTTGCCCTTCTCGATCTCGGCGTTGACCCGCGCCAGACCGTCGGCGCCTTGGTTCATCAGGCCGATCGCGGTCCGCATGGCGTCGGTGCCGAAGATCGTCGTCAGCGCCTCCGACCGGGCCTCCTCGTTCAGCCCTCCGAGCTTCGTCCGGAGCTCCTCGGCGATATCGCCCATCGGCTTCATGTTGCCCTGGGCGTCGAAGAACGAGAGACCGAGCGAGTCCATCATCCGCTCGGCCTCGGCGGACGCCGGGCGCAGGCGGGTCAGGAACGTCTTGAAGCTGGTGCCGGCGTCGGAGCCGGAGGCGAACAGGGACGCGGTCGCCGCGATGGCGGTGTTGAACTCCTCGAACGAGATGCCGAGGCCGCCCGCGACACCGCCCGCCTGCCCGATCGCGAGGCGGTAGTCATCGAACCCGAGCTTGGAGACCTTCAGTGCGCCGGTCACCCGGTCGACCACCCCAGGGAGCTCCTCGGCGTTCTTGCCGAACTGCACCACGATGTCCGATGCCAGGTCCGCCGACGCCGCGAAGTCGCCCCCGGTGGCCGCCGACAGGGTCAGGGTGGCCTTCGTCGCGCCGCCCAGGATCTGGGTCACATCGAGCCCGTTCTTCGCGAGCATCTCCATGACATCGGCCGACTCGCGGGCCGTGGCCGTGAAGCGGCGATCGCGGCCGAACTGCATCGCCTGGTCGCGCATGGCCTTGAGCGCAGCGCCGCTGGCGCCGGTCGCGTCCTCCACGCGGTTCATGGCGGACTCGAAGTCGCCGGCGACCTTTCCCGCGGCGACGCCGAACGCCAGGATCGGCGCCGTGAGACCGTACGTCATCGTCTGGCCGGCGCGCGAGATCAGCGCGGCATCGCGCTGCGCCGACTTGGAGAACTTGGAGACCGCCTGCGCCGCCTTCCCCATATCGCTCTCGAACTGAGCGATGGTCGCCGAAAGCTCGGCACGAAGGGAACCGATCACCGCGGCCATGGGGCTACTCCCTCTTCACGCGCCGGATCACCTCGGCGCCCATTGCCTTAGCCATGTCGAGCACAGCGCGGCGGACGTCTGTCGGCGACATACTACGCTGCGGCCGCAGTTTCGCTAGGAGGCCCTTAAGGTCGGGGAGTCTCTTGGTCCGGCGCAGGGCTTCGGCCTGCCACGCCGACCAGAGCGCGTGCTCGGCCGCACGCTCGCGGGCGAGCTTGGTCCCGCCGACTGCAGCAGCGACCTCGCGCCAGGTATAGTCCCAGAGAAGGTGCGGAGGGACGCCGCACGCGTGCCCCTCCGCGAGAAGTCGATCGAGGGTCAGCGGCTCGGGCGGCGGGCCGCTCTGCCGTGACCCGGATGAGGGTCCGGGGCGGGCGCCGACCCAGCCTCCACCGCCTCGCGCATGTTGCGCTCAAGGCCCTCGAGGCCGCCATCGTCCAGGAGATCGAGCACCTGCTCCGGGGTCATTTCCGGGTGGTGGGTGCGCATGCCAGCCCAGATGATGGTGACGAAGTCGGCGATATCGACGGCGGCGCCGGGCTTCATGGCCTCGGCGAGACGGCCCTCGGCGGCCTGGATGCTCTCGGCGCCCCACGCTTCCTGAAGCGCGATCGTGGCCTTGACCGAGTAGCGGAGCGAGTAGGTGACCCCGTCGAGCGTGATCTGGCGATCCTGCAGCTTCGCCATCGTCAGGTCGCCGTCTCGCCGGTCAGGACCAGCTGCGGCCGGCCGGAGACCTTGATGGTGCCCTCGAACGTCATCACGTCGTCCATCGGGATATCGCCGCTCTGGCCGGTCACGATGCCAGCGAAGCGGAAGGCGACCTCTTCCTCGCCGGGACAGGCCGGGAGCAGGATCTCCCAATTGCCGCGGCTCTCGCAGGAGTCGCGATCGAACTCCGACATGAAGCCGCTGGTCTGGCCCTGGGTGGGGTCGCGCGGGAGGAAGTTGGCGCTGAACGAAACCTCGCCGCCGTCCTTCAGCCCGCCGATGAACTCGCGCCAGCCGCCCGGGCTCTGCATCGTGGTCGTGTCGTGGACATCGCGGGACATTTCGGGCGGGGTGATGCCCTTGATGCCCATCAGGTCGATGTAGTCCCCCGGGGTGTCCCGGTTCTCCATCCGAAGGATGGCGCCGAAGCCCGTGCGGGCGTCACTGTCGGCCATGGTTTAGGATTCCTTGCTCCAGATCCGAAACTCCAGCATGCGACGCCGCACCCTGGGGCCTGCACGCTCCGTCTCACCGACCGGCAGGTCAAGGTCATTGATACAGAACGAGGCCGTGATCCGGCAAGCGAGCCCGCCGGCCGGACCCTGGTAGCCGGAGAGCAGGGCCCGGACCGCGCGCTTGAGATCGACCATCTGGGCGTAGGACTCCGCGTAGCAGTCGACCTGGACGCGCGAGACGCCGATGCCCGCCTCCCCGCGCATGTCGTACTCCGGAGCGCCGCCCGCGCGCTGCACGACCACGGCGGGATAGGTCACCGCATCAGGCAGCTGCGACGGAAAGACCCGGTCCCCGGCGATCGCCTGCACGCTGGTCGCACCCAGCAGGATCTGGATAACAGCCTCCTCGGCCATCCTACCCCCTTGCCGCCTTCGCGGTCCGCTTCGCCAGGCGCCGAGCAGAGCGCTCGATCTGGTCCCAGAGCTCGCGCGAGAAGTCGCGCAACGCCTTGTCCTTACCAGCTTCCCAGGCTGGCCGCATGAACGGCTGCGCGGGCATGGAGCCGGTGCTCTTGCCGTTCTTCCACGTCCGGTGCCCGGTCCCGAACTCCGCGAGCACGCCGGGGCCGCGCGGACCGGCGCCGATGTAGACCACCGCCTCGGTCGGGTCCGAGCGGCGTCGGCCGCGGCGCTGGCGCTTGGAGAGGGTGGTGGAAACGCGGATCTTGTCCGCCATCCGAGGCTTGTCGGGATCCTTGCCGCGGGGCGCGAGTCGAGACGCGTGCTCGGCGATCGGCTGGCCCACCTTCAGAAGCGCCCGCTTCATCGTCGCCTTGATGAGCCGATCCTGACCGAGCTCGCGAAGGGCCCGCTCGAGCTCCTTGGCGTCGATGATCTCCATGCGCAGGAGCGAGTTGTTGCGGCTAACCACGTCAGCCTCCCGGGAGCGCAGAGCCCCGTTGGTCCGGCCGGGTGGCCGTCAGGATGTGGAAGCTGTCGTCGCGCTCCACGCCCTCAAGGATGCCGACGATCTCATGAACCTTGCCGCCGTAGACGATGCGGTGCGTCTCCGGCGCGATCGTGCGTGAGCGCGCGTTGACCCGGACCGTCCAGGCGACGTCGGCCTCGCGAAGCACCATCTGCTCTGCGACCTTTTCTCGCATGCCGCCGGAGAGGCCGGTCGCGGTCCGACGCATCGCCCAGAGCTTGAAGTCGAGCGCCCAGGTGCGCACTTCGTCGTTCGCACGGTCGCGCGTCACTTGCAGCCGCTCAACGCGGATGCGCCGATCGATCTCGCCGGCTGCGACGGCGGCCATCACCAGAACGTCCGGTAGGAGCCGAGCAGCGACCCGGCGCCGAGCTCGATCGCCTCGAGCTTGCCGGCCGCAAAGAGCTCGCGGTTGCGGTAGTAGTGCCCGACCAGCATCGTAAACACGGTCACCAGGCCGGGATCGATGGGGTGCTCGCCGGTCGAAGCGTCGGCCGCGTCGAACCCAGCCGAGAAGCGGACGCGGACGCACGCCTCGGGTTGCCAGAGCGCCGGCCGGTCGAACTCCCGAACGAGGCGCAGATCGAAGTCGCGGTCGGCCGCCGTCGTCCAGTAGTCAGCCGCGTCGATCGGCGTCCAGACGCCGCGCTGGCCCTGGTACTCCACCGCCACCACCTCGCGGAACGGGCCTCGGTGCACGGTCATGGCGCCGGACCACCACTGGCCAGCCACGATCTCATACTCGCCGGGGATCAGCACATAGGCCGTCCGGCGCTCGATGAAGGCCGCCGCGCCGCGCGCCATGCGCTCGATCGTCTCGAGCTCGTCCTCCGGCGCGTCGATGCGCAGATCCTCGGCGAGCGCCTCCACCGATAGCGGGAGCGGGCCGTCGAAGGTGCGGCGGCGCAGACCGGGCTGGGCGTAGCCGGTGCGCACACCGCCGCCGACGTCGACCGTGACCAGGTTGCGAACGAAGTTGTCGTCGTTCTGGTAGGAGACGGCGGTCATAGCGACACCTTGGGCGGGGAAGCGGGAGTGAACGTGCGCCATCCGTCGATCGGGTCGCCCTCGACCACGCCGCGGCTGAGCGAGAGGGACGCGCCGTCGACCACGGCGAGCTCGACGCCGTCGTACAGCAGGATCGCCGGCACGTTCTGGTGCCCGGCCGCGTCGAGCACTTGGCGCAGCTGGAGCGCCAGCTGTTGCCCGTGCTCGGCCGTGAGCTCGCGGTCGGTCTGCATCACCACCACGTCGCCGGGCTGCAGGCGCAGGCGGCGGACCTCGGCGGTGCGGGGAGGGCGGGGAGCTTTCGTCATTTCAGGGCCTCGAGCAGATCCATGCGGGGATAGGCAGCGAGGGCAGAATGACGGGACGCGTTCACAACCTCAATACCGAGGCGGTCTAGCAGGGGAGCCTGCTGATCGAGCAAGAGCCGCCAGCGGTCGACGGCGGCCTGCCCGGGGTTCACCAGCGGGGAGGGATGCCGCCCATGCCAGTGGACCCCGTGCTGCAGCGACGCATCGAAGCCGACCAGGACGATGCGCGAGGCGCCGAACTGGATCGCGAGGTTCACGGCCTGAAAGCCGCTGTTCGAGCCCCATCCGATGAGCCCGAACTTATCGACCAGGAAGCGATCGGCGCGCTTGTTGCATTCGACCAGCCGGACCTCGGGATAGAGCTCCGGCACCTCGTGCGCCTGGGTTACGCGAAGGCCGCCGAATCCCCGGGCTCCGTCGTGGAAGCGCCACCAGCGGAAGTCGCAGGCGTAGAGGACGTCTGCCCAGCCGACGCACTGGAAGGCGTTGTTGACGGCGATCCACCGGACGTCCGGTCCCGCCGCGTCCCGCGCTGCCTCAAGGTCACACTGCCGGACTGACGGACCACCTCCGACGACGACGACTGTGGATCCGCACCAGCGCGGCCACCACGACGGGGCCGCGTAGGGCCCTCTTCGCCTTCGGCCGCCTCCTTGGCCGGGGTGCGGGCCTGGGCCTCACGGCGCGGGTTCGGCGCGTTGCTGTCGGGTTCGACCTTCGTGCGCCGTGGCGGGAGCTCGCGGGAGCGCGGCTCGGGATCCGCCGGAGTCGGGCGCGGGCGGGCGCCGGGAGCGGCACGGCCGGCGCCGTCCTGCACCTGGTCGGCGAGACCCATGCGCTGCAGCTGACCGAAGCGCACGCGCTCCATGGTCCGCACGCCCTCGGGCGGGCTCGAGCGCGAGACGCCGGTGACCCAGAACCGTGTACCGGGCTTCACGCGACGGCCTTCCTGGCCGCCATACGGGCGGGTGATTTCGATGAGCATGGCGCGTCCTCCAAGGGCTGGGACGCGTAGATGACACGAAAAAGGCCCCGGCGTGAACCGGGGCCTCTTCTCCGAACAGCGCCGCCGCCCCCCGGCAGTGTGAATGCGTAGGAGCGGCGGCGCCGGACGCACCCGTCGGTCGGCGGGGAGGGCGCGTCATCCCGTGGAGGGACCGGCACCTTGACCTAGGCAGCGGGCAAAGAAAAGGCCCGGCGCCCCTGATATCACGCCGGGCCTTCCCCTAGCCGTCACCCGTTGAGGGTCAGGTGGCCGGAGCTTCGAAGTCGCCGTAGATGATCGCCTCGGGCCGGTAGACGGTCAGCGCCAGGCGTTGCTCGGCGCGGATCGTCACCATGTTCTTCACGAAGTTGTCGCGGTCCTCCGTGGAGATGTCGACCGTGGCGTCCTCGCGGTCCCAGATCTGGGCGGCCATGCGGAAGTTGCCGACCAGGAACTCGCCCTCTTCGACCGCCGTGGTGTCGATGACCGGCAGGCCCCAGAGCGTCGGACCGAGCAGACCGCGCGGGTTGGCCCAGATATAGCGCTGGTCCGCATCCTTCAGGAGCTCGATCTCCTCCCAATCGCTCGGGTGGAGCAGGATCGCGTCGGCGCGGTACTCGGCCAGGCGCACCTGGGTCATCGCGCGGCGGATCGTGTCGATGCGGGTGTCGCCGACCTTGCGGCGGGCGTCATCGAACGGAGTCGACTGCGGGATGATGCCGAGCAGGTTCTGGCCCGTGCCGTCGCCCGACAGCAGCTGGTCCTCTTCCTCGAGCTCGAGGCCGAAGCGCAGGCGGGTGTCGATGTAGGACTGCAGGGCGGGAATGTCCTGCAGAACCTGCTTCGACGCCTGCACCCAGTGCGCGATCGTGCGAACCGGGGCGGACTCGAGGCCGAACGAGATCGAGGACTCGGGCTTCAGGGCGCCCTCGGCCACCGGAGCGGCGGCGTTGGTGAAGCCCGTCTCCTGCACGAACTCGATCGAGTTGGACGTGGTGCGACCGACCGACAGAAGGTCGCGGATAGTCATCTGCCTGTCGGGCTGGCGGATGATGCCCGGGACGCGCTGCGGGACGATCAGGTCGCCCGCGCCGCCGGCGCCGGTGACGGCGCTGGTGATCGCCTTGGCGCCGAAGCGGATGCGGCCGGGGCCGCCGTCGGCCAGCCACTGCTTCACCTTGTCGTCGTCGGTGACGCGCTGGCCGAGCGACTTCTGCGACTGCCGCGGGTTGTCGTTCGCCGTGAACTTGGCGAACAGCTGCTCGATCTCCTGCAGACGAGCGACGAGCTCCTCGCCGGCCTTGGCCTGCTTTTCGAGCTCGGCCTTCACGGACTCGGCGATCTCGCCCTTTTCGCGGATGGATTCGGCGGCCTTCTCCGTCCAGGACTTGATCTCGGAGTCGCGGTCCTTCAGCTGCTGCTGCAGGCCCTTGAACTCCTTGACGAGCGTGGCGAAGGAAAGCTCTTCCTCCTTCCTGCCGTAGCGAGCGACGTCGGCAGGGGAAGCCGCGGCGACCAGAGCGGAGGCGGCGGCGGTACGAAGCGCGGAACTGCGCATGGGGTTCTCCAGAATGGTCAGAGGGTGGGAAGGGCGAGCGGCTGTTCGAGCGTGCTGCGCATTTGCCGCACGAGCTCAGCCGGATCGTCCTCGAACGCCGCCTGTCCAACCTCCCGTTGGAGCCAAGCCTTGTAACCGGAAGTCGCGATGACCTCCGCATCCGAGCGCGAAAGGGCGAGCTTCTCCCGAAGCAGCCCCTCGAACTCGCGAATGGTGAGACGCTCGCCGCGCGACATGCGCGCCTTGACGGCGTCGATCTGGGCCTCGCGCAGCGCCGGGAAGGTCACGGGCGAGATCTCGCGCAGATCCAGCTTCCGGAGCTTCCGAGGCGGCGCGTTCGGCGCCCACTGATAGGCGTCGGCCTCGACCTCGTAATAGCCGATCGACAGGCCGGTCACGTACTCGCCCTCGATGTCCGAGAACGCCTCCTTGCCGCGCTGGGTCTCGAGATTGATCGTGCCCTCGAGATACAGGCCCTGATCGTCCTCGGAGAACTTGCGCCAGCCGCCGATCGGCTGGTCGGAGCGGTGCTGCCAGAGCATCGGGATCGGCTTGTTGCGCTGGCGCCATTCGACCAGGGAGTCGGTGAACGCGCCCTTCACGACGGCCTCGTTGTAGGAGTCGACCTTGTCCCAGAGCGACCCATAGCCCTCGATGATGCCCGACTTGCCGTCCGCCGACGCCTTGACGCGGAGCTCCATGTGCGACGCCTTCGTGAGAAGGTCGCTCGTCGGGCTCACGTCGGCGCCCTTGGCGCGGAACCGGGACAGGTCAGGCAGCTGGCGGAACTTCACGGCCGGGATCCTCGATAAGCCAAGCGCGTAGGGCAGTGCGAACCTGCTCTGCAGGGGCCGATGATTGCCCCAACATGGTCAGCGGAGCAAGGTTGACAGGCGCGAGCAGCTGATCGCCGCCGTCGACGGCGCCGCGCTCAAGCAGCGCCCTGCCCTCGTTCGGCTTCAGCAGCGACGAACTGACCAGGGTGCCGAGCATCTGCGCGCGGGCGAGACTATTGGTCGCGAGCAGGGCGTCGGGGTTGTACTTCGCGTAGAGACCAGCCGCCTTCTCGGCCGGCGTCATCAGGCGCTTGCGAACCACCTGCTGGATGCGGATCAGCCGCTGCCGGAGACCGAGCGTCGACCACGCCTGGATGATCGAGTCGACCCCGCTGCCCCACATGGTCTGCCCCTCGACCGCGTGACCGAGCAGGATGGGCGGCATGCCAAACCAGCGGCCGATCTCCTCGATCTCGAACTTACGGGTCAGCAGGAGCTCGGCGTCGTGCGCGCTCATGTTCATCGGGACGAACTTCATCCCGCCCTCGAGGATCATCAGGCCGCCGACTCCGGAGGAACCCATGTACTCGCCGAGGATCTGCTGCAGGCGCTGCCGATCAGGCTCGTCCAGCGTCATGCCGGTCTCGAGGAAACCGGAGTTGCGCATGCCGTTGCGGAACAGGTTCGCGGACGTCTTGGTCGCAGCGAGCGCGAGCGACATGCTCTGGGCGCCGTAGCGGACCGTCGACATCCCGCGCCGGCCGCCGAGCGAGAAGCCCGGAAGGTGGAACACCTCGTCGGCCTGCAGCACCACCTCCTTGCCCTTCTCGTCGTGGTAGCGCCAGACCGGCGAGCCCTGCACGTTCTCGTCCAGCACGGTGCGGGTCGGATCCATCAGCGTGAGCGCGACGGTCCGGGATCCGATCTTGTGCTTGCGCGCCAGGCCGTCGCCGACGAGCTCGGCGCAGCCGATGATCTGCTCCCAGAACTCCATCGGCGTCTGGTCGGTGTTCGGGCTCTCGCGGATCAGGACGTCGGTCGCGCCGCCGCGCTCGAGCTCGGGCCCCGTCGTCGTCTCCCGGTAGATGTTCACCGGGAGCGAGGCGACGGTTTCGGCCGTCAGCCTGATCGCGCGCCAGACTGCCGAGATCTGCATCGCCGAATGCGGCGTCACCGGCTCGCCTGCCCAGGGAG